GTAGAATATGGCTACAATGCCGACAACGCGATCCAGCTTGAGAAGAAGGAGCACATGCGCGCTCGCGGCCTTGCCTCGCCCGACAACGGTGACGCGCTTGCTTTGACCTTCGCCGAAGATGTCGCTCCCAGAAAGACCCCCGAATATCTCAATCCCGAGAATTACGGGAAGGCGAAGGACTACGACCGCTATTCCGAGCTGCCCGACTATCAGCCGATGAAGGGGTATGATCGCTATGCAGAGTGACCCTTACCGTGCGACTCTCGGCGACGTTGAGGTCAGCGCCAGATACATCGCCAAGGACACGCTCCAGATCGTCGCCAGCAAAGGCGGGCGAACAGAGACGAGAACGATGACGCGCAGAGAGTGGTACGCTGCATATGACCTTGAAGATGCCGCGCGGCCACTGATCGAAAGGCTAAGCGATGCAGACTGACCTCATCGCGCCCGGTTCCGGTGCTGCTGTTCTGGCGGACCAATACACCCGCGAGATCGGCGACTATGTGAAAAAGCAGCTTCCAGTCACGCTCTCGAACGACGAATATCTGAGCCGCATTTCGGCGATGATCGTCGCGCTCAACCGGATGCTCGCCGAATATGTCGTTACCTCGGCACACGTCCACGAGGTCGATATGGGCGAGATGATGGACCTGACCGCAACGCAACTCATGCGGAACGTCAACAAGGCATTCGCGGCGATCAGGGGCGAAGGATCGACTGTCCAATGAACCAGAGTGGCCTTGGCGACGATCAAATCAGGATATTGTTGGAAGTCATGGAGGACTTCGTCGCCGATGCAGTTCACGGACAACTGACTCGTCAGGTGTCCGTTGTCGGAGAAGATTGGGTGCAGCTATATCGGGCGATTGAATATGCTCTACTCAAACAAGCGGCGGAGCTTAATGATTATGCCGCTCGGCGATCAGGGGCCGACCCCAAGCGTCTAGAGGAAATGGCTCACGAAGTTCTGTCCAATCAATTCAAGAGAGCGAGGCTCCAATGAGTGATATCGACATCAGCGAAGTGAGCAAGTGGAAACCAATCGAAACTGCCCCAAAAGATGGTACTTGGTTTTTGTCGTGGACGGCAAACATACTGCCCTCTGACGACGAACCGGGTCACTTCGTATTCGTCAGGTGGGTCGACGACGATCATGGCGGGAGCTTCGCCGATAGCTACTGCAACGAAGTCCACGAAGATTTGCGCTTTTGGCTACCGCTGATCGCGCCCCAATGAACCAGCGCATCTCCTACGGCGTCTCTCGCAACATGAGTGCGCTCGACAAGGCCGGAAAGCCGTGCAGGATAGCGCTCTGCCTGATCCAGTTTCCGGACGGGAAGATCGAACGGTTCGCCATCCCCGAAGGCTTGCTCGCGACCATCCCGCCAGACAAGCGTGACGATTTCATTGCCAGCGAGGTTGAAGCCGCAGTCGGTTATGAGGTAACGCGGCTGCAATGACGGACAAGTATCTTCCGCTCATCGTCTATGCGCTCTGTGCCACCGGCCTTGCGCTACTGGTTATCGCGATCTGCATGACCGTCGATCTCTGGATCAAACTGCTGACGGCCTGACCGCCGCGATTCAACGCATGTCCGTCCCGCCATACCAATGCGGGCATGTGCTTCACTCCCCTGAGCCAGCCCATCAACCGCAGCGATCCCGGCGCGATGAACGGTCGCTTCTTTCAGGTCATGGGCAACGCCATCGCCGCCGGCCAGGGTAACGCCGACGCCAAGGCACGGCTCCAGCAGTGGAAGTCGATGATCGGAAAGAGGCCCTGACCATGTGCCTGTTCTCAACCCCCAGCATCCCGCCCGCTCCGGTCCCGGCGAGCTTTCAGCCGACTCAAACGCCCAAGGACTTGACCAAGGGTAAGAGCACAACCGACGCGATGAAGCGCAGGGGATTGTTCGCGAGCATCTTCACCGCTCCATCGGGCATCGCCATTTCCCCGATCACCACCGGCACGACGGGCGGCCAGACGGGTGGCTGACACTCTCAAGGACCGCTGCAACCGAAGGCTCGACAGCCTCAAGCGCCAGCGACGGCCATACGAGCCTGACTGGCACGAGATCGCAGGCTATTGCGCGCCAGCGAGATCGCGCTTCCTCGCCAAGGACGCGAACAAGGGCCGACGCTCTAACCGAAGGCTCAACAACGGCTACGGCATCCTCGCGTTCAGGACGTTGCAGCACGGCATGACGGCGGGGCTCTCATCCAAGTCGCGACCGTGGTTTTCATTATCGCTCTACAACCAGGTGCTGCTCGATAATCCACTGGTCAAGGCGTGGCTGGACGATGTGCAGAACCGGATGGAAGCGTTCCTCGCGCACACCAACTTCTATGAAGCGGTCGAGATCGGCTACCTCGAACTCGGCATGTTCGGCACCGAGGCGTGCGTCATGCTCGAAGATCAAAGCGAGGTCGCGGTCTGCCATGCGCTGACTGCGGGCGAGTATTGGATCGGGCTCAACAAGGCGATGAAGCCCGGAGCCCTGTACCGGGATTCGGGCATGACCGTCTATCAGGCGGTCAAGACGTTCGGGAAAGGCAACCTCTCCCAGCGCGTCCAATCTCTATACGACAAGAGCGACTATGATTGCGTGGTCCCGATGTTCCACGTCATCGAGGAGAACGACGACCATCTTCCCGGCAAATTGGGACCGCTGGGCAAGCCGTGGCGCTCGATCCATTTCGAGGGCTGGGACAACCAGATCGGCGATGAGGTCAAGTCGTCGGGATTCGAGGAGCAGCCGTTCTGGGCTCCGAGGTGGAGTACGACCGGAGCCGATACCTACGGGCAGGGACCGGGGCACGATGCACTGCCCGATTTGAGGGAATTGCAGCTTCAGGCCAAGCGCGAGGGAGAGATCACCGATCTGCTCGTGTGGCCGGAGAAAGTTGTTTCATCGAAGGTCAAGCTGAAGAACCAGCCCAAGAGCATCGTATCGACCGATGTGATCGACGCTCAGAAGATGGTGACGGTGCCTTACCAGGTTCCTCCCGCCGCGTTGGAAGCGGTCATCAACAAGTCCGGAAGGCTTGAGCAGCGCATTGCCCAGATCAGCTTTGCCGACCTGTTCATGGCGATCAGCGACATGGAGGGCGTCCAGCCTCGCAACAACGAGGAGATCAACGCACGGTTGGAAGAGAAGATGACGCAGCTCGGTCCCGTCATCGAGCGGGTCAACGGCGAGAAGCTGACCGTGGCGATCGAGCGCACCTTCGGGATCATGCAGCGCCGTGGTCTCATTCCGCCCGCGCCCGATGCCTTGAGGAACAGCCCCGACCTCAAGATCGAGTTCGTGTCGATCCTGACCCAGATGCAGCGCGCGGTGGGATTGTCGCAGATCGAGCGCACGGTCCAGTTCGTTGGCGGGGTCGCGGGCATGTATCCCGAAGCGAGGTTCAAGCTCGATCCCAACGCCATCGTCGATGAATATGCGAGCCGCGCCGGGATGCCGCCCAAGCTGGTCCGCTCGGACGAAGATGCGAAGAAGGACGCGGACGCCGAGAAGCAGGCCCAGCAAAACGCCCAGATGGCGGAGATGATGAACAAGGTCGGCAAGCCCACCAAGGACTTGACCGACGCGGCGGCGCTGGCGGCTAACCTTCCCGTTGCCCGCAATCCTGTAGCTGGACAGCAGCAATGAGGCGCTACGCCACCCGCAGCGGAAAGCCGCTCTACATCGAGACGCCGCTTTGGGGTGACGTTGAGCCGCAGCGACTGACGCTCACCGTCGATGACAGCAAGGCCGCAGATACCGGACTTATTACTCCGACTGGCGAGCCGATCATGCGCCTGCCCGAGCCGATGGGCTTCCACAATCCGCGTGACGGCAAATGAGTGACGACAAGCAGGATAAGGCGGATGCGATGTTCATGCTCGCTCACGCCGAGACGCGAAGATTTTTGTGGCGCGTTATTCAAAGTGCTGGGATTCTTAGTCCCGCAACCGATGGGTCGAAAGACCGTCACCTCGCTTACGCGGAGGGACGCCGGAACCTGGGGTTGGACATTCTCGCGATGGTCGAAACGGGCCAGCCCATTTCGCATCCTGAAGGCCAGCCGATCCTCACGCTGATCCAGGTCCTTCGCGAAGAAGCCAATTCACAACCACAGGAGAAGCCGAGTGGCAGACGAAACGACCGATACGACCGAGACCTCGACGACGAGTAGCACGGAGACCGCCGATGCGACTGCCACTGTTCCTACGGCAGACGCAGGTGAAGCCGATGATACCACTCTGCTCGGATCGGCCACGGCCGGCGAAGGAGCCGGAGACGGTGAAAGCGCAGATAGCAAGGAGCCGCCGACTCCTACCCCCGCGCCTGATGATAGCGGCGTCCCTGAAGCCTACGAGCTGAAGGCGTTCAAGGTCGGCGAAGGAGACGATGCGACCGAGGTCCACATCGACAGCGGCCTATTGGAGACCGTCACTCCCGGCCTGAAGGATGCCGGAGTTACCCAGGCGCAGCTCGACAAGCTCGCGCCGATGGTCCCGGCGATCCAGGAAGCCACCATCAGGCAGATGAACGACAACTTCGCCGCCACGCGGGCCGATTGGGCGAAGCAGACGCTCGACGATCCCGAGATCGGCGGAAAGAACTTGAATGAGACGCGGCTGCTCGCGGCCAAGGCGCTCGACCATTTCGGAGCCAAGTCGGAGATCAAGGAGATCGACGGCAAGAAGGTCGAGACCAACGAGTTCCGCAAGCTCTTGAACGAGAGCGGGCTGGGCGAGCATCCGGTGATGATCCGCATGTTCCGCAACATCGGCGCTGCGGTCAGCGAGGACGGCACGTTCGTCCGCAACACCATCGAACCCGAGACCAAGCTTTCACGCGAACAGAGACTGTACCCCGACGATCAACCCAAGGCTTAACCCGGACAACCACGCTGCGAAGCGTCGTGTCCCTTAGATGGAGTGAATTAGATGGCTACCATTGGTGCATCGACCATCTCCCTCATCGACATGATGAGGTCGACTGGCGCTGAAGGAGCGGCCGATGTCGCGGAGGTGCTGAACCGCCTCTCGCCGGTCTATCGCAACGCGATGAGCGTCGAGTGCAACAACGGCACCCGGCACAAGCACAAGATCAGGACTTCGCTGCCGACCGTCACTTGGGGCCGCCTCTACCAGGGCATCCCGCAGTCCAAGTCGGGCTTCGCGATGGTCGAGGATACCACCGGCTTCGTCGAAGGCCGGTCCTCGGTCGATACCCGCGAGCTCCAGATCGCCAAGAACCCGGCCCTGCTTCGACAGCAGGAGGCGGACGGCCAGATCGAGGCAATGACGCAGGCGCTGGAGACCGGCATCTTCTACGGCGATGTCGTCACCACGCCGGAGCAGTTCAAGGGACTTGCCGCGAGGTATAACACGCTCGCAACCGGCTCGTCTCCATCCGCCGCTTCGGCGCAGGTCATCAATGGCGGCGGCGGCGGATCGAACAACTGTTCGATCTGGGTCGTCACTTGGTCCGATGCAGCGACCACCCTCCTCTATCCGCAGGGAACGGCGGGCGGCATCAACCGCGAGGACATGGGCGTCCAGCGCGTGCTCGATGGGAACAACAACGCCTATTACGTCAAGGAAGAGCTGTTCCGCACGCACATCGGTCTAGCGGTCAAGGACTGGCGCTACAACGCCCGCATCTGCAACATCAATGCGACCAACCGCGATGCTGGCACCGTCGATCTCTATGGTCTCCTGAGAAAGGCGTTCTACACGCTCCAGGGCGTCTATCAGACCGCTTTGACCTCTCAGGACGGCCGGCCCAACCCGAACGCATCGGCGGAAGGCCGCACGGTCATCTACATGAACCGCGCCACGCTTGCCGCTCTCGACGCGCTCGGCACCAACGGCTCGGCGAACACGGCTCTGAGGCTCACCAATATGGAGCTCGAAGGCCGCATGGTGCTCGCCTACCGGGGCATCCCCATCGAGATCACCGATGCGCTTTTGGACACCGAGGCTGCGGTGAGCTGATCCACTCAAACGGAGTAACCCGAGATGATTATCGACAACAGCGTAGTGCTCTCCGACAGCCAGGCGATCACCGCCACGGCGGACTCGACCAACGTCATCGACCTTGGCGCTCCGGGAACGCCCTACGGCGCTCCGGCGGCGGTCGAGCAGGACATCGGCAAGGGCAACCGGATCGACCTCGCGGTGCAGGTGACTCAGGCGTTCAACAACCTGACCAGCCTCAACATCGCGCTCCAGACGAGCCCGGATGGAGTGACGTGGACGGCGGGGCCGAGCGAGACTTATCTGCTCGCTCAGTTGGGCGTTGGCCAGTTGCCGTTCCCGGATCAGTTCCCGGTCGGGACCAACGCCCGCTACGTCAAGCTGACCTACACCGTCACCGGCACCGCGCCGACGACCGGCAAGATTTTCGCCGCGCCCGTCGCCGCCCGCCAGAGCAACTTTCACTAGGGAGTAAACCATGGCTGATGAAGCACCCGAGGCGCTGCCTCAGACATCACCGGGAAGCCACGTCGCGACCCGCAGGGGCTATGCGGCGGGCACCATCATCGAACCGGGTGAACCCGTACCAGCGGGGATCGCGGTCGCCGAAGAGTGGATGGCTGCTGCTGCGGAGCCTGCTGCCGAACCGGCGGAGCCTGCTGCTTAACGAACGGCCCGTCGTGAGACGGTCCTAAAGACGGGCGGTGGATTTTTGAGTGTTGCCCCCTCATGCGCTTGGAGCCCCACCGCCCGTCAATCAAGAGGAAGTGAGATGAAGAGGCTGCTCGTCGCAATTTCGTGCCTGGTGCTGACCTCGTCGGCGTTCGCGCAAGCCTTCGCGCCGATGGATGGAGCGACCGTCACCATCTCCGTTTCGTCGTCGAGCCAGCGTGTCGCGCTCGCCAAGGACGGCCCGGTTCGCATCTTCAACAATGGCACCGCGACGGTCTGGATCAGGTGCGGCAACAGCTCGGTGGTTGCAACGACCAACGACATTCCGATCCCTGCCGGAGCAATCGAGGTCGACACCTTCAACATGCCGACGACGACGGGCCTCAACTGCGCCGCGATTGCCGCTGGCTCGACCGGCAACATCTATTTCACCCCCGGCATCGGCATCTAAATGCGCCTCCTCCTGGTCGATGTCGAAGGGCTCGGCCTCGATTTCTGCCTCCGCTGCAAAGAGGCGGGGCACGATGTCCGATGGTTCCGGATCGACGCGGACAAGTCGCGCGACGGCGAAGGCTTCGGGATTACCCAAGTCGACGACTGGCACGATTCGATGGATTGGGCGAAGTCCGGCCTGATCCTCAACACCGGCAACCACAAGTTCGTGTCGGAACTGGATGAATATCGGGACGAGGGCTATCCCGTGTTCGGCCCGTCGAAGGCGTCCGCTGGCTTGGAGATCAAGCGCTCGGCGGGCATGGACGCCCTTAAGAAGGCTGGCATCGATCTTCCTCCCTACAAGATGTTCGACAGCCTCGAAGCGGCTGCAACCTATGCCAGAAAGTCGAATGAGGCTTATGTGTTCAAGACGATGGGCGACGAGGCCGACAAGAGCCTCGCCTACGTCTCCAAGTCGCCCGCCGACATGGCCGGGTGGATCGAGCAGAAGATCAGGAAAGGGATGAAGCTCAAGGGGCCGTGTATGCTCCAGGAGAAGATCGACATGCTGTGCGACTATGGCGTCGGCGGCTATGTCGGTCCCCAGGGATTCCTGAGAGACCGATGGGAGATCAGCTTCGAGCACAAGAAGCTGATGAACGGCGAGATCGGTCCCAACACCGGAGAGCAGGGAACGATCATCCAGCGGGTGAAGAACGATCCCCTAGTCGATGTCCTATTGGCGCTGGAGCCCCGGCTTATCGAGATGGGCCATATCGGCGACTTCTCGGTCGGGTTCGGCATCGACAAGAAAGGAAAAGCGTGGCCGTTCGAGATGACGGTTAGGCTTGGATACCCGGCGTGGTTTCTCCAGATCGCGAGCATCGGAGGCGATCCCTTGCAGTGGATGAAAGACCTCCTGGACGGGAAGGACTCGTTGAAGGTCACGAACGAGGTCTGCTGCGGAGTGGTCTGTGCCCAGCCTCCCTACCCATCGGAGAAGTTCAAGGCCGAAGATGTCGAGGGAGAACCCATCGAAGGCGTCGAACAGGTGAGGGACCAGGTTCACCCGTGCGCGGTGATGATCGGCACCGGGCCGGTCATGGACGGGGACAAGGTGGTCGATGCGCCGATGTGGCAGACGACGGCTCCCTACGTGATGGTCGTGACCGGGTTGGGAGAAAGCGTGAAGGCGGCCCAGGACGACTGCTATTCGGCCATCGATCAAATCTCCTTTCCCGACATGATGTACCGGACCGACATCGGGGATAAGGTCAAGAAGTGCCTGCCCGACCTTCACAAGTTCGGCTACGCGCTGCCGATGGAGGGCGAGAAGAAGTCCGCTCCCAAGATTCAGCCCAAGCCCGTAAGCGCCATCCGAGGCTCAGTGATGCTCGCTTCGAGATAGGCCGCGATTCAACCCGTAGGGTCTGGGTTGTAGCCATTGACGAATGCCGATCCCCGCACCGTCACAGGTCGAAATCTGCAACGGCGCGCTGGACCGCGCCCGCGCCGGGGCAATCAACGACATCAACGAAAACTCTGCCCAGGCTTTGAAGTGCAGGCTTCATTATCCGAAGGTCGTCTCCAAGCTGCTTGAATCGCACGAGTGGAGCTTCGCCAACCAACGTGTCCAGATGGCCCAGGCGGGGACCAACGACCGCCCCTACGAATGGCTGTTCGCCTACAAGATTCCATCCAATTGCGCGCAGCCGATCCGCGTCCTTCCCGACCTTGCATCTGCTGGAATAACCCTGCCCCAGCCTCTTCCCGGAGAGCCCTATTCGGAAACCTGGGCAACACTGAATTATTACGAAGTCCCCTACGAGGTGCTGGACGGCATCCTCTACACCAACGCCGAGAACGCATGGCTCGATTACACGATTGCCGACATCACCGGGATACTCGTCACCAGGGCATTTGCCGACGCCATCGAAGTCGAGCTCGCCTACCGGCTGGCGATTTCCCTCAAGGGTGACGCTGGTCTGAAGAAGGACTTGGCGACCGAAAAGGAGCTGATGCTTCAGCAGGCGATTGCGGTCGACAACAACCGCCAGCCGCAGGTCTGGGGCGAATATCTCTCCGAGAGCATGGTCGCGCGCCATAGCGGGGCGATCAGCTTCCCCATCGACGGCGAGTATCCGTAATGGGCGTGAGGGTTGCTGCCGTCAATTTCACCAAAGGCGAGATCAGCCCCGAGGTCGAGGCGCGCTTCGATCTCGACGTTTACAAGGCGGCTCTGAGGAAGGCGTCGAACGTCATCATCCGCCGAACCGGAGGAGTGAGGAAAAGACCCGGTTCGAGGTTCGTCGCTCCGGCCATGTCCAATCTCGAACGGCTGTTCCCGTTCCAGTTCTCCGACGACCAGGCTTACGCGTTGGGATTGGATACGGCCAAGATGCGGCCATATGCGCTGGGAGGTTCGGTCCTCGAAACCGGGCTCGAAGTCACCGCAATCACCAACGCCGTCAATGCCCAGGTGACGAGCGCCTATCACGGATACTCGGTCGGCGATCCGGTGTGGTTCGATTCGATCCTCGGCATGAGCGAGATCAACGGGCGCTTTCTTACCGTCGAATCCGTGATCGACGCCAACAATTTCACGGTCAATTTCGACAGTACCAGCGCGGGGACATTCACCGGCGACACGGGCGGGCAGGTCAATACCGCTCCACCTCCGCCCCCACCACCACCTCCACCTCCCCCGCCTCCGCCTCCACCACCTCCACCACCTCCGACGACGGGCGGCGGCGGGCACTTGTCGGGTGGAACGGGCGGGTTCGATGTCGGCGGGACCGGCGGCGGAGACCCCTGATGCCGGTCTATCGCATCTATACCGCCTCGGCTCCGTTCAACGCGGCGAATCTGGCGGAGGTCAATTTCGCGCAGGTCGCCGATGTCGTCTATTTCGCGCACCGCTTCTATCCTCCGGGGAAGCTGATCCGCCTCGCCCATACCGACTGGCAATGGTCGGACGTGACCTTCGGACCCACGCTTTTAGCGCCTACCGGAGTGACCGGGACCGCGACTACTCCAAACACCGACGCCGCCAATTCGGGCAATGCCTATTTCCCCGAGGCCGCGACCTATGTGGTCACTGCGGTCGACAACGCGACCGGACAGGAAAGCCGAGCGTCCTCGGGAGTGACGCTGACCAACGACGTGACCCTGAAGAGAAACTACAACACGATCAATTGGTCCGCCGTCACCTTCTCCAGCACCCAGGGCGGATATTACCGCATCTACAAGGCGCAGAACTCCAGCTTCCCCGGCTATATCGGGGCGACTACGGCCCTCACCTTCGTCGATGACAATATCGATCCCGACATCTCTTCGGGGCCGCCAACGGGATACAATCCGTTTCCGGGAGCTGGCGACTATCCCGGCCTCGTCAAGTTCCACGAGCAGAGGTCATGGTGGGGCAATACCACCAACCACCCCAACGCGCTCTATGCTTCGAGGTCGGCGGATTACGAGAACATGGACTATCGCCAGCCCGGAGAGGCCGACGACAGCCTCGCGATCGGTCTGGTCACGGACAAGGTGAATGTCGTCAACCAACTGGCATCGACCAAGCAGGGGCTGTTGGCGCTGACCTCCAATTGCGTGTTCTCGATCTCGGGTTCCAACGACGACTATATCGCCGCCACTCCTCCGCCCAAGGCTACCGTGGAGATCACGCGCGGGGTCTCTTCTTTGTCTCCGGTCATCATCGATTCGGCGGTGCTCTACCAGACGGTCAAGACCGGCGAAGTGAGGGCCCTCGGCTACGAGTTCGAGATCGATGGGCTTAGGACCGATGATGTCAGCATCTTCTCGCGCCACCTGTTCGACAATCATTCGATTATCGACTGGTGCTGGGTCGAGAAACCGCACTCGGCGATCTTTGCGGTTCGCGACGACGGGATGATGCTCGTTTTGACATGGGACCAGGCCCAACAGGTCTGGGGCTGGACGACATGGGAGACTCAAGGAAGCTACATCGGCGTCTGCGCGATCACCGAAGAAGGCGAGGATCGCGTCTATGCGATGGTCTCACGAACCATCCAGGGGGTTGCCCAGACCTATGTCGAACGCTTCGCCTCCGAATTGTGGACCGAGCCTGCTGACGCCTGCTATCTCGATTGCGCCAAGACCTACATCAACACCGATACATCGATCACCACCTTCGACCGGCTGGATCACCTCGAAGGCTGCACGGTCATGGCGTGGGTCGATGGCGCTCTCTATTCCAACGACATCAATGGCAACCCGCTTGTGGTTACGAACGGGGCGGTGACTTTACCTCAAGGGGGAAGCACCGTCACCATCGGACTTCCGTTCACGGCTGAAATCCAGACGCTTCCGCTGGCGATGCAGACGCAGGGAGGCTGGACCGTGGCGAGGCCGCAGGACGCGGGCCACACGGTCGTCAAGGTCATCGATACCAGCAACATCGAGGTCGGGCCTGACGAGGACAATCTGTTCCTCGTCAAGCAGCGGCAATACGAGGACTTCGGCGATCCGACCGAGCTCTTCACCGGCAACCTCGATGTCGACATGGCGGGGACTGTCGGGGACGAAGTGACGGTAACGGTGCGGTCGTCGGTCCCGGCCCCGATGGAGATTGCCGGAATCCTCATAGAGCCGAACGTCGGAACCGTGAGCTAGTGTTTCGTGAGGATCGTCCCGGCAACACTCCTTCACGTTGGCCCATTGGCGGCAAGGATGCGGGAAGCCGACCGGATCGAATGTCAGGCGCTTGGCCGGACCCCGAAGGAAGCATTAAGGCTGGGATTGAGGATGAGCCTCTATACTCTCAGCGCGATAGAGGACGACGGCGGCGTGACGGCGATGTTCGGGCTTACCGCTGTCAGCGTGTTAGACGGGGCCGCAAGGCCGTGGTTCCTCGGCACTGACCGCGTATTTATGCACCCTCGGGAATTATTATGCACCGGCAGGAAGATACTAAGCTGGTGGAAAAGCGAGTTTCCTTCGCTGGAGAACATCGTCGCGGTGAATAATCATGCAGCGATACGGTTGCTTATGCATTGGGGCGCGGTCGTCGGGGGTGAGGAAGAGGTTCATGGAGGGGTGAGGTTCGTTCCGTTCCATTTCCCCGCGATTCAAGCCGCTCCAGTGAACGCATAGGGTCGCGTCCATGTGCCTGCCAGTCGCCGCCGGTCTCGCCATTGCCGCAGGGGTCACGAGCGCCGCAGGGCAGCTCATGGCCGGACAGCAGGCCAAGGCGCAGGCGAACTATGACGCTTCCGTTGCGAAGGAGAACGCCAAACAGGAGGTCGACGCCTACCAGACCTATCGCGGTCAGGAGGTGCAGGAGCGGCAAAACTTCTGGCAGAAGGTCGGTCAGGTCCGGGGTCAGCAGGTCGCGGCGATGGCCGCCAACGGGATCGACCCCGGCTTCGGATCGGGTGAGAGAATCCAGTCCGACACCACCAAGCTCGCCTATCAGGACGCGAAGAACCTTTATTCAAACCAGGACCAGAAGGCGAAAGGCTACCTGATCGACGCCTCCAACTATACGTCGGAGGCCGTCGCGGACAAGATGAAGGGCAAGTCCGCCGTCACCAATTCCTATTTCGGAGCGGTCTCGTCGATCCTCGGAGCTGCTACCCAGGCGGCGGGAATGAGCGCCAAGGCCGGAGCGGGCTAATGGCGCGGATTCAGACCTTTCAGGGCGGTGAAATCCAGCCCGAGGCTCCGAACGTCGTTCCGTTCCGAGCGCCCGACTTCGGTCCCGGCATCGGTCCAGGTCTGGAAAGACTAGGACAGGGCCTTGGCGAAGCCGCGCAGAAGGTCGATGAAATCCAGGACTTGCACGCCAGGATCGAGGCCAACCGCCTGACCGTCGCCTACAACAATCTCGCCATCAATATCGACAAGCGCGTCCGCTCGACTCTCGGAGAAGGCGCGGAAGCCGCCGCCGACAAGGGCGTCGAGGATTTGACCAGCGAGACGGAGAAGCTGCTTTCGTCCGCGTCCCCGAGAGCTCGAAGAATCCTTGCTCCCGAGCTCGCCGAGCGCAGAGCCAACCAGGGTCATGAATGGTGGACCTACGGCTTCGAGCAGAAGAAGTCGGCGTTCGACACGTCGTCTCAGGCTGCGAACGACAAGGATTTGGAAGCGGCGGGACATACCGACAGCGATGCTGCGGCCAAGCCGTTCCTCGATTCCATCGCCGCTCGCAACAAGCAGCGCGCCACCTTCTTCGGATATGGTCCCGATTGGGAGACGCAGGAGAATTTGAAGGCGGTTAGCGAGTACCACAAGGGGCGTGCGGAGACCATCGGCGCGACCAGTGCCTATGGCGCGATCAAATACGCGATCGATCATCGCTCCAGCCTGAGCGATGCGGACTTCAACGGTCTCCTTCGGTCCTACCGTGAAGAAGCACTGCACGAACGCGCTGTCTCGATGTATTACGGCTCACCCCTGGGAGACGATCCGAACGTCACCGCGCCGCCGCCGGGGACCAAGACCGACGAGGAAGCTCCGACCAAGACCGCCGATCCGGTGGCCGTGTTCAAGGGGCTGATCCTGCCCAACGAAGGATCGAAGTACGTCGCTCACGACAGCAACGGCGCTCCGGTCAAATATGGAATTAACGGCAAGGCCAATCCCGATGTCGATGTCGCGAACCTGACCGAGGCCGGGGCTCAGAAGCTGTTTATCGATCGATACTGGAAACCATCGGGAGCGGACAAGCTGGCTCCAGCCTTGGCCGTCGTCCATGCCGACACTTACTATCTGAACAAAACCGAGGCGATGCGGATTCTCCGCGCCAGCGGCGGCGACGTGCAGAAATATATCGAGATGCGGAACGACTTTCTCGCTGGGTTGCACGCATCTAACCCGGCCAAGTACCCTGACTATACGAGCCGTAATCAGCGGGTGGAGCAGTACGCCGCTTCGGTCGGCGGCAACGGGCAGGGCTTTGCGTTCCACGGCAAGGTCGGTCCCGATACGCCGATGGAGCCGATCATCTCCGAGATCATGTCTCGCTCGGATATTCCTCTGGCTCTAAAGACCGAGCTGATCGACGTTGCGCGGCAGGACCGCAACGCCCAGCGCGAGGACAGGACGATCCGCGAGGAGCAGGCGCGCGACAGCCTGATCGCCAAGGCTACCTCGCTCGGCGACAACTTCACCTCGGTCAAGCAACTGGACCCCGAAGCTCTGGCCTCAGCGAAACCGGAGACGGTCAAGACCCTGACCGATTGGGCGCGCGAGAACCACGACCGCAAGTCCGACGAGACCCTGAGACCCTATGTGATGGAGACCGAGGTCACGGACCCACAAAGGTTCATGTCCAAGGCGTTCATCCTCGATCTTATGAAGAAGGGCGCTTCGCACTCCCTGATTAACGAGGTGCAGACCCAGCAGGAAGATAATCTCAAGAAACAATTGAACGCCAAGCCCGACGTGATTTCGGACGGCAGCCTGTGGTCGCTCGCCCAGCCCGCTTTTCAGGCGGCGGGACTAGATTTCGAGCATGTCAGCACCAAGGGCAAGACACCCGCTGCGGTCGCTTCCGAACGTCAGGCAAACGCCCAGAAGAAGGTGCAGGCGATCCAGTTCCTTCATTCCATGGCGACGACATGGGCCTTGGCGAATCCCGGCAAGAAACCGGACGAGCAGACCATGCGCGGATGGATCGGGGCAGCGCTCATCAAGACCAACGCCGGGACTCCGATCTTCGAGGCCAACAACCAGGCGATCTTCAACTCGATGCCGGAAGGCGCGAGGAACACGATCATCCGCGAATTGAGGCGCAACGGCGACACGGCGACGGGCAAAGACCTGATCGATCACGTCGTCGCCTATATGTACGAGGTCCGCGCCCTCAAATGAGCGACACCTTCGGCAGCAATGTCGCCCGCGATGTCATCGCCGAGGACGCCTATGGGCCGATCTACGGGGCTCAGTACCAGGACGCGGCACGTTCGGCGCGGGTCAACGAACTAGGCCACCGGCTCGGCATTCCACCGGAGATCGTGGATTCGAGCTTCCCCGACATGATGGCGGCGGATCGCGTCCGCCGCGCCGCAGCCGAGGCGAGGAAGAACGCGGCCTACGCGAAGATGATGTCCAATCCCCGGCTCGCCGCTTCGGGGATCGACGACCAGCATTTGCCCAAGGTCGCTTCAGCAGTGGATACCCATAGGAACTATCTCGACTTCGGCGAGCAGTATAGGAAGCACGGCCTCATCGGCGGAACGATTGCCTCGATTGCGGGCGGCGCCGCCGTGCTCGGGGGGCGCATCCTCTCTGGCGTTACCGACATCGCCAGTTCCTTGAGCGGGGTCGCCCATGCCGCCAGCGAGCTGGAGGACGAGACCGGCTTTCATCCTCTTGGAGCGGGGCAGTTCGCGGGCTTTCCCCTGGCGATGAGCCTGTTCGGGATGGCGCACGACCGGATCAACGCTGCTTCCGATGCAACCCGCTACACGACCTCTAGCCGCAATTTCAACGATGTCGCTTCGGGCGTCGAATCCATCCCCACGGTCGCGACCACTGTGCTGGGACCGGAAGTGCCTACTGCCCTGTTCTCGGCGCAGGGTTTCTCCAATGCCTACGATGAAGGCCGAAAGGCGGGTCTCGATCCCGAACGCTCCTCGTTATACGGAGTAGGCGATGCGGCGATCATGGCCGGGACCAGCTTCCTGCCGGAAAAGTATCTCGGCAATGTCCTCTCGGGGAAAGGAGGATTGGCAAAGACCATCGGGACCGGCGTCGGCTTGAATGAAGCCATGACCGTCCTTCAGGGCATCAACCACTGGTATTTCATCGACCGGCCCAAGGGCGTCAGCTTCGACCAGTTCGTAGGCACCCTCCCCGATCAGATGCGATCCTCTCTCGTTTCCACCGTGGCAGCGCTGGGCCTGACCGCAGGCGCGGGACATATCGCTTCACGCCTCGCCAATCATTCGGTCGATACTGAGGCGGCTCACAATCTCGATAGCGTGATGGATGCAGCGGCCAAGTCCACCACTCGCAAGTCGAACCCGTCCGACTTCGAGGCGGCGTTGAACCAGCTTGTCGGGGCCAGTGAAGCATCCGACATCTACGTTCCCGCGAACAAGGTGCTGGAGCTGTTCCAACCGCAGGAGGGAAAGGCCCAGAGGGATTTGAAGTCCGATCCCTTCTGGGGACAATATGCTCCGCAGATCGAGGAAGCGGGAACCTTGGGCGGAGACGTGATTGTTCCGCTATCCTCTGCTGCCACGCACCTTGCCGGATCGACCGACTGGAGCGCTCTGAGGGATTACGTCCGCACCCGTCCCGGCGGCGCGTCGATGGCCGAGATCAGGGAATCGGGGTCTCCCGAGGATTTGGAAGCGCTCGCTTCGGACATTGCCCGGAAGGTCGATGAGCGCGTTCCACAACTGAAGGCGACGGCTCTTACCCAGGATTTCGCGGCGGGGCTCGGTTACAAGGGCGAGCAGGCCGAAGCCGTGTCACAATTGCTGGGGCATGGCCTTGCGAGAGCCTATGCCCTGGAGACTGCCCGTAGCGAAGCTGCTGGAAGGCCCGTGCCATCGATGGAGGAGTTCGCGGCAAGCTGGCTTCCACAGGCCGAAAAGACGACGCAGGCCGCTTACGATGCCCAGCGCGCCGGAAATAAGGGCGTAACGGCGGAAGCAGCGCAAGGGTCGCTCGGCAAAACCGCAAGCTGGGTAATCCGCGACAAGGAAACCGGCGAAGTCGTGATGGAGACGTTCGACCCCAAGAAGGTCGCAGCGCTCAACACCGACAAGTATGAAGCAGTCCCGATCCAGGAATACCTCGGCAGTCTCAACAAGGGTGAGACGCTGAGCGACACCCAGCGGCGTGGCAACATCTCCATTGCCCGCGACGAACAGGGTCTGATGACCGGTACTGTCATCCGCGCATTCGAGGCGTCCGACTTCTCCACCGCGATTCACGAGACGGGCCACTTCTTCCTTGAGGACTTGAAGCGTCGTGCTTTGGGTGAAGGATCAACCGATCAGGAGAAAGCCGACTGGCAGGCGGTAAAGGACTGGATGCAGGAAAACGGGCATTCGGTCGAAGGCGAATCCATCCCCGAGGCGGGACACGAGACCTTCGCACGCGGCTTCGAGCGCTACATCTACGAAGGCAAGGCACCGTCGCAGGGTCTCAAATCCCTCTTCGCGAAGATGCGCGATTTCATGGTCTCGCTGTATCGATCGGTCAGGGCGTTCAATTCACCGATCACCCCCGAAATCAGGCAGGTGATGGACCGCCTCTTGGCGTCCGACGACGAGATCAGGGCACGCCAGCAGGAACTTCGCCTCAACGAACAAGCCCTCTCCGACCTGATGAGCGAGGAAGAGCAGGCCCGCTACATTGCCTTGGGAGACGAAGCCCGCTCCGAAGCGAGGGACAAGCTCTACGACCGGGTTCTTTCAACCCTGAGAGCCGAGCGCACCCGCGAAGTCGCAAGGCGAAAGTCAGAGATCAGGCAGGAGATCGGCGACCAGGCGGACGAGCAGCCGATCTTCCGAGCGCTGAAGATGCTCCGGTCAGGAAGGACAGAGGACGGATCAACCACCCGAGTAGCCCTTCCGAAGCAATGGCTGATCGACAATTACGGCGAGGACATTCTTCAGCGCATCCCGCACGATCCCAAGTTCGCGGTCAACGACGGTGAGAATGCCGTCGATCCCGAAAGCCTCGCCCATGACGCGGGTTTCGACAGCGCCGACCAGATGGTTCAGAAGCTGATTGCCCACGAGGACGAGCGTCAGCAGTTGAAAGCTTCCGGTGACGGTCGCTCACCACGCCGAGCGCTTGTGGAGACCATGACCGAGCAGCGTGTCAGGAACGAGCTCGGCGATCCGTTCGAGAATCTGGAAGAGGAAGCCGACGCGGCTCTGGCCAATGAACGGCAGGCCGACCGTCTCAGCCTTGAACTGAGGGCCTTGTCCCGCAAGGTTGGAGGAAAGAAGCCGGTCCCGTGGAAGGTGGCGAAGGATTGGGCTCATGCCCATGTCCGTGCGGAAACCGTCCGCGATGCGGCCAAGTCGGTCCAGCTCTATTCAAGAACAGCAGCCAAGGCGGCCCAGAACGTCGAAGAGGCCCTTGCCGGTGGAGATTACGAAGCCGCGTTCCGCGCCAAGCAGCAGCAGGTTCTCAATCTAGCCCTGATGAGCGAAGCCAAGGCGGCGAAGGACGAAACGATCAAGGCGGCGAAACGCCTCCGCAAGATCGCTCGGGCAAAGACCATAGCCTCAGTCGACCAGGACTATCTCGACCAGGCCCATCGCCTGCTGGAAAACGTCGACATGAAGCAGCGGCCGGCGAAGGCCGTGGACCGCCGACAAGCATTCGAGGCGTGGCACGCTAAGCAGGTCGAACAGGAGATCGACCCCGTAGTCCCGCCGGAATACCAGTCGATCCTCGGGCAGACGCACTGGACCAGATTGAGCGTCAACGACCTCCTCGATCTCGACAAGGCGGTGAAGCAGATCGTCAAGCTGGGGAGACTGAAGAACGAATTGAAGGAAGGAAACCGCAAGCGCGACTTCAACGAAGCGGTCTCCGAGATGCAGGACAGCGGAGGCTCCGTACCTCCGCGAAAGGTCAGGGGCAAGTCGACCGATCCGAGGAAGTCGCCGATAGGCCGCGCCGCGTCCCGCCTCAGAAGCATCGACGCCTACATGCTGAAGGTCGAACAGCTCTGCATCTGGCTAGACCGTCATAATCCCAACGGCCCGTGGCAGCGCTATCTGTATCGACCCTTCGCGGATGCACAGGGACGGCAGTCGGACCTCTCCCGACAGTATGGCAACGAACTGAACGCGCTCATCAAGAAGATGCCCAGGTCGGCAGTTCGCACCTTGACTCGTTTCGTCGATACTCCCGAGCTCGTTATCAGGAACAAGAACCACCTCTCCAACGGGGATGCGTGGCACGGTCCCAAGAGCGATGTCCTGATGATGGCGATGAATTGGGGCAACCTCGGCAACCGCCAGCGGCTGTTGGACGGAATAGGCTGGGACGAGCAGTCGGTCGCGAACGTCTTTGACCGGGTGCTGACGAAGGACGATTGGGACTTCGTTCAAGGCGTATGGGATACGGTCGAGAAGCTGTGGCCCGATGTCGCGAAGCTCGAAAGGGAAGTGAACGGGGTCGAGCCGGAGAAGGTCGAAGCCGCCGAAGTCGAAACTCCCCACGGCACCTACCGGGGCGGCTATTTTCCCATCGTCTATGATCCGATGCAGACCACGCATACCGAGCAGGCGGCAGAGGACAAGATGGCTCCTTCCGGGGGATGGTGGAGCATCACCACTAGATCATCGGCGACCAAGGAACGTGCCGAACAGGTGAAGGGCCGTCCGCTCGATCTGTCCTTAAGCGTTATCACCCACCACATGAACGAGATCATCCACGACATCACCCACCGGCAGGCGGTGATGCAGGCGAAGAAGCTCTTGGGGGACGAGAGGGTCAAGGCCACCGTTAACAAGGCGATGGGCCCGGAATATCTCGACGCTGCGAAGAAATGGGTCGAGGCCGTGGCCAAGCCGAACGCGGCTTATTCGAGAGCAAGCCCGACCGAGGTCTGGATCGCTCGCCGCCTCAATAAAGCGATCACCACCATCGGCCTCGGTTTCAGGGTCGGGGTCTCGCTAAAGCAGCTCATGGGCATTCCCTTTTCGGCGAAGGATTTGGGGACAGACCACCTCGCCAAGGGGCTGGCGATTGTCCTTTCGCATCCGGTCCAGGCATATAAGGAGATGGTCGAGCGATCTTCGGAAATGCGCGCCCGGAGCGATCACCTGGATGCGTCAATCGACGACATGCACAACGACATGGCGTCGGGGAAACTCAAGACCATCGGCCCGAGGGGAATCACCAAATACGCCTTCAAGGGCATTGCCTACATGGACGTTCTCTCCCGAACGACGGTCTGGACCTCGGCCTATAACAAGGCGCTGGAAGAGGGGATGAACGAAGAGGACGCGATTGCCTACGGAGACCGCACCGTCAGACAGTCGCACGGCATCGGCTTCCAGAAGGACCGGGCCGCGCTCCAGACCGGCCATCCCATTGCACGGGCATTGTGGCCATTCTTCTCCTACATGAACGCGCTCTACAACGCTCAGAGGGACATCGGGCACCGCGTAGCCAGAGCCGAGATGGCGGGCGACTATGCCGAAGCCGCGAGGAGATTCTGGTGGGTGGCGATTGTCCCCTCGCTCCTGACCGCGATCCTGTTCGAGAACGGCCCCGAGGACAAGGGAAACGGGGTCACGGTCGGCGATTGGGCCGATTATCTCACCAAGAACCTGATGATGGGCAACCTCGAATCCCTGCCCCTGGTCGGCAATGCGACCACGGCTCTTGGGCGGGGATATGGCTACCGGGCGATTTCCTACCAGGCGATTGGCGACAGCATCAAGAAGGCTGGACAGCAGGACGAGAAGATCGCCCACGGGGAATCTAATGTTACGGGTTCCTCGATCAAGAACACGATGGAGGCCGTGGGCACATTGTTCGCCAAACCGTTGGGTCAGATCGGCGCGACCTCGGGCGGATTGTACGACTATGCCACGGGTCAGGCCGACCCGCATTCGGTCGGCGACTGGTACTATCTCCTGACCAGAGGAAGCATTCCCAAGCAGCCGACAGCGGCCCAGAGGCTCGCCGGAAGGCACTAGCGCCGCGATTCAACGAAATGCCGCAAGGCCATAGCGTTGCTGGCTATGACCGTACTGTCGACCAACGCCTATTCTACGGCGACCGGAAACGGCGCGGCGACCAGCTTTCCGTTCGATTTCGCGTGCCGGAACACCGCCAACATCGCGGTCTATGTAAACTCGGTCCTCCAGACCTCGGGCTACAGCGTCACGCTCAACGCCGATTTCAACGGCGGCTCCATCCTCTTCGCGGTCGCGCCCGCCAATCTTGCGGCCATCATGATCGCGTCGAACCCGTCATTCGAGCAGCCGATCCAGTTCGAGAACGCCGGTCCCTACAATCCCGAGGCGGTGGACGGCGTTGCCGACGACGCAGCGATCCGGGCCATCTGGCTTCTTTCCGAGGTATCGCGAGCGGTCGTCGCTCCGTTGGGAGAAACGCTCGATCCGCTCCCGGCTGCCACAGCCAGAGCAAACATGTTCCTCGCCTTCGATGGTTCGGGACAGCCCATCGCCTCAACCGTCTCCGGAGAAAAGGGAGACCCCGGAGCCAATACGGCGGCCATCGGCCTCTTCACCACCGCGTCGACGCTTTCGATTCCGGTCGGGACCGACGCGGTACGGACCAGCGGCTATTCGAGTAAAGGCATCGGCATTGCCGATTATTACGAGGATACGACCCTCAACGACGCCTATGTCGCGGCGAATCCAAGAACCTCGTTCAAGAGCTCGAACGGAAGATATTTCAGGATCGATGCGTCGGACGGGATCAGCCTTCCCCAGGTTGGGGGCATCGGCGATCTCACGTCTCCCGGCAACGGAACCGTCAACGATGCGGCTTTGGCGGCGATCACGGCCGCCCAGCCTCTCGGCGGCAAGATCAGAATCCCGCAGATGTCGGGCGCCTACCGCTTCTCGACCAAGCAGGTATTCACCGCCGGGTACACCATCGAAGGCGAGGGCTGGCACGAGAACCCCGGCATCGTCAACGGCGTCACCTACATCGGCATCCAGGCCTTTCCGGGATCGACCCTCTGCTTCGATTCCGACGTTGGCGGGTTTCTCTTCCTCGACTTCACCTCCAACAACGCCAACGCGACTTCGTTCCAGTACCAGTCGGCCCGTCATTCGGTCGTCAGCAACCTCCTGCTCTACAGCGCGGGCGGAGTCACCACCGTTGATTCTCACGGTATTGAGCTTCGAACGACGTTCATGCTGTTCAACGTCTCCACCCAGGGATTCGGTGGGTGCGGGTTCAAGGTTCTCGCGAATACCTCCGGGGCGGTTCCCTACGGCAATTCCAATTGCTCGACCTTCAGGAGTTGCAAGGCACTCCAGAACAAGCTCCACGGCTTCCATATCGACGGCACCGACGCCAACGTCATCGGCCTCTACAATTGCGCTTCACAACTGAACGGCGGAGCCGGGTATCTGGACGACGGATCGCTCGGCAACGCCTACTTCTCCTGTCACTCCGCGACCAACAACCAATCGAACGGCCAGGGGACGATCTGGACCGCTCAGGCGCAGGTCGACGCGCCGCAACTCAGCGATCCCGCCACCGGCTCCTACATCATGTCGTCGGCGGTGGCGGCTCACACCTATACCGGCTGCTATACCGAGAGCGGGCTGGGCGAGAAGGCCCACCTCATCACGCCAGCGGCGATCTTCGGCGGCAATCTCTCCTCTGGAGGCGCATCGCCGCCCCGCACTTCAACGTCGACTGCAGTGGTCATCGGCGCGACGGTGGTCCTTCCCGGATCGGCGGGGTCGACCAAGGTCTATTCACCCACGGGGACATCTCAGTTCGTTATCGAGACCGGGACCGGAACCTTTGCCGAACTGACGTTCACGACCAACGGCTCGCCGATCTTCGACATTCTCGCGCAGAACGGCGCGGCCTACATCAGCGGCAACCTCGTGACGTGGCGCAACTTCGCGCAGACCGTCGTATTCGGAGCGCTGAGCGCTTCGGGCCTGCTGATGCAGGTGCCGCTCGGATATGGAACCGGCGGCGGCGGCACGGTGCTTCAGACGACAAGCCGCTCCACGGCGGTCACGCTCAACAAGCCATGCGGCGAGATCACGCTGTTCTCCGCTGCCGGATCGGCCGCGTGGACGACCTTCACGGTCAATAACAGCCTCGTCGCGGCGACGGACACGGTCAGGGCCTGTCAGGCATCGGGAACCGACAAGTACCAGATCCATGTGACCGGCGTTCGCGCCGGAGCTTTCGACATCACCTTCGCGACGACCGGCGGGACGACGACCGAGCAGCCGGTGTTCAACTTCTCGCTGATGAAGGGAGCCTCGTCGTGATCTGGAAAGCGCTCCTCGCCGTCGTCCTTCTGATCGTCGTCGCAGTGGTCATCTGGCTTTACCGCCTCTGCAGCAATCCGGACAATTTCCTGTGATCCTCGAATCCCCCAAGGCGCTGGCGCTCGACGGGACGCTCGTCACCTGGGCGACGTTCGTCATCGTCAAGGGCCTTCCGGCGCTGATTACGATGGCGACCCTAATCCTCATCTGCATTCGCGTTCTGATCGCGTGGCGCGAATGGAGGCGGGGATGACGAAAAAGGAGTTCGCCCGCCTCATCTCGAAGGCATACCCGGTCAGGAACGACACGCCTCCCGACTTCATCAAGCTGCTGGAGAAGCTTGGGTGACAACCAAGGAACTCCTCGACCATATCGCGGGCTGCGATACCGGAGCGCTCGGCGAGGACATCGCGACGGGTTTGGACAAATACTGCCCGCAGTACGAGATCAACACGCATCTCCGCCTCTCTCATTTCCTCGCCCAGGCTTGCGAGGAAACGGACGGATTCCGGCTCCTGACCGAGGTCTGGGGACCGACCGCAGCACAGAAGAACTACGAAGGCCGGGTCGATCTCGGCAACGTCCGCAAGGGCGACGGCTATCTCTATCGTGGGCGGGGAATCTTCGAGATCACCGGACGCGACAATTACGCGAGGATCGGCAAGGCTCTTTCGCTCCCTCTTGAGCTGGACCCCGACCTCGCCGCCGATCCGCAGGTGAGTGTCAGGATCGCGGGCTATTACTGGTCCTCGCACCAGATCAACGTCCCCGCCGATGCCGACAACATCATCCGGGTGACGAAGGCCATAAATGGCGGCCTCAACGGCCTCACCAATCGCGAACTCTACTTTTCCAGAGCGAGGGAGGTTTTGCCATGAACCGCCTCAACTCCTTCTGGCTGTGGCTGACGGCATGGCCGCGCGGGCTTGTTTCATGGATTCACGCGGCCTTCTGCGCTTTGCTGACCCCCGAGGGACGAAGGGGATGGGCGGTCATCATCGCGTGGGGCTGCGGGGTCGTCGAGACCGCAATCGGAGCTGCGGTGCTGTACCTGGTTCGACGCAACCCGATGCTCGCTTTCTGGATCGGGCTGTCGAGCCAGTTCATCGTGCTCGTGGTCATCACCGCGTTTACCGGCCTTCTGGTCAAGCGGGAGATCGGCGGCAGCGTCTCCAAGGACGGTGGCAGCTTCACCATCAACGACACGGGCGATTCATCGGGGGGCGGGCAGTGAAGATCATCCTCCTCTTCGCTGCCTGCCTGCTCTCGTGGGGCATGTGGGGGATAGCGCTGCATCGTATCTCCCGCAGCCCCTATTTTCACCGTGCCGACTATCAGCAGTGCATCACCGTCCACAACGGGCCGATCTCCCGGCCTGACGGCTACACGACGCATCCCTATTCAAGTCAGGGGAGCGTGGCGTGAGCTGGATCGTCTCTCACCTCGCGATCATCCTCTCAGGTCTTGGAGTGACGGGCCTGACCGTGCTCGGCTTCATGTTCCCGCAGATCGCCGCCGAGATCGTCACTGGCCTGCTCAATATCGCCGGACGTTTTCTGAAGCAGTTGGATATGCAGGGGTGGGTCGGGCTCGTTTCGACGCTCCTTGCCCTAACCTGGGGCGTCCACGGGGCCATGGATGCCCGCCACTGGAAGAAGCTCAGCGACAACTACGAAAAGCTCTACAATCAGGATCATCTCGCGTTCGGCCTGACGGTCCTCAACTATCGCACCGCCGCTGCCAAGCAGAAAGCCGACGACGACGCGAAGAACGCGCGCACCGTCGCATCGCAGCAGGCCGCAAGCCAGGAGACCATCGATGAATATCAAGCTCGCCTTGCCGCTGCTCGTGCTGAGTATCAGCGCCTGCAATCATCCGCAGCTAATCCCGGTGGTGGCGCAGGAACGGGCGTGCCCAGCCTACCCGCTCCCCCCAGCGGACCTCCTCAAAGCACCGCAGACGGACTTTCTCTCCGGTACACCTGCACCGCCCAAGGGCTCCAGCTCGACGAACTAATCAAATGGGTCACGCGCCAGCACGCGATTGATCCGAACAAGGAATAGACGATGGCGAGAATAACCCGGTCGATTGCGGCGGTCCTCTGGGGCCTCATCCTTCTTACGGGATGCGCCACGGCTTCGGTCCATGTTGGCGGTCGCGGACCCGGACACATGACTCGTGTCAGGTCGACCGGATTTGTCGGCACGCCCGGACTCTCCGGCGTCACCTACGACACCTCGATCGGGCTCGGCGTCGATGCCACCGGGCGCGCTGACCTGACACCCCGAGTTGGTGCTCAGGAGTATTACGTCAATTCGACGACCGGCAGCGATACCAACACCTGCACTGCTGCCAAGTCCGCATCCACTCCCAAGGCGACGATCAAATCGGCTGAATCGTGCGTAACCGATGGTGAAGGCGATCAGGTGCTCATCGCGCAGGGAACGAGTTACCCCCTTGGTCTAGCGTACATCGGCGACAAGGGCGGATTTAGCGCTCAATACCCGGTCGTATATCAGTCCTACGATCCCGCCGATCCGACCAACCAGGCGAAGTGGGGAACGGCGACGGGGACCAATCGACCAGTCATCAACCCGACCGGTTCCGACATGACGGGCGGTTTCATCCAGGGTGGTGGCACGTCGAAGAAATACCGCGCCTTCCGCGGCCTCGACTTCGATCCGGGAAGCAACATCGGCGACGTTGGCCTCAACGCGTTCACGAACACCACCGGCACGCCGGACGGGATGCTCTTCGAGAACGACATCTTCGCTTACACGTCCCTCAACCTCGATTTCACCGGAACCGTAGGCGTCACCGGCAACACCCAGCACATCATCTTCCGAAAATCCGCGTTCTATGGCGCCTACGGCACGTCGCTGAATGACCATCAGATGTGCAGCTTCATCGCCAACACGGATGGCCTGACGGTCGAGGATAGCGTGTTCTGGCACTGCGGCTGGAAGATCGGCGACACGCGCTCGAACACGGCGGCGCAAGGCGGTGCGACCGACTTCAACCACCCGCTCTACATTCAGGACTCGACCTACAACACGGTCGTTCGTCGCAATGCGTTTATCGCCGGGTCGGCCGATGGCTCGAACCTCAAGGGCGGCGGCATCTACCAGAACAATCTGTCGCTCAACAATCCCGAAGTCGTGGCAGGCGGCAACGGCGGCAATTCACCGATCACTCACCCGTTCGGTTCCTACCTCGATTATTCGTACAACATCGGGATCGGCAGCGACATCACTTCGCTGGCCGATGGCGGAAGCGCCCAGGATTGGGGCTTCGCAGTCTCTAACGGCATCGCCAATGGAAGTGCGATCCACCACAACGTCCTTGCACATTCGTCAGCCGAGGCTCGCAGCGCTTTCCTGCCCGCTGCGGTCACGACCTATGGGGTCACGCTTCCCGCCAACTTCGATTTCCACGACAATGTTAGCTACCAGTGGAACGCGTCGGGCGCGACAATCGACTCCGGCGTCAGCGCGACGATCTCGACTTTCGAGAACAACCTGTGGGACGATCCGACCTCGGGCTCGAATATCAGCAATTCTGGCCATGTTTTCGCCAACTCCTATACCGCGGACGGGCTCGCGCAGGCGCTGGGCTACGCCGACCTTTCGACCGCGACGGCGGACTGGATCGCGAATCCCGACCAGCGCAAGTGGGAGAACGGGGTCGCGCTAGGCCTCGCCGGATATGGGATCACGGTTCCTGCTCTAAGCGACCTCTCGACCAATCTCGCGTTCACCACCGGCACGGCGAAGAGCGCACAGATTATCAACGTCCACGATGGTTCAAACCTTACTGAGACCGGCCTCCCGGCGAACATCGTGCTCGACACGAACTGCCGCTGCGTCCGCTATGACGCTGGCGGAAGCGCGAGCTCGGGAAGCGCGACAATCACCGAAACCAACGGCGCGCTCACCCACAATACGGTGCTCCCGTGGTCGATCTCCGCCGCTCCGGTGCTTTCGTCGGTCGCCGCAACCACCTCGCAGATCACCAACAGCACGACGGTTGGAAGCGGGAAGGAATACTGGATCGCGACCTCTTCGGCGACTCCTCCCGCGAGCTGGGCCTATATCCGGGCAGGGCGCAACGCCGACACGAGCGCGGCATCGTTCAGCGGATCGCAGGCAGTTACTGCCTCTGGATCGCAGACCATCGCTATCGCGGGGCCGACCGCAGGGCTGAACGTCTATATCGCGCAGCTTGACGGCAGCAATAATCCGTCCGCTGTCTATTCCACGGTCATCAGCAGCGCGTGGTCGCCTGCATCGCTCGGCGCAAACCTCGCGTTCGACTTCACCCATCTCGACTCATCGCACCTCTTCACCGACACCGGATGCACCACGGCGCTGACGACCGACGGGCAGACCGCGAAGTGCATCAAGGACACCACGACGGGCGTCACGGCTACCAAC